TCTTGGACAGTCCGGCCTTGGGGGCCTTGGTCCAGACCACAGCGTTGAGCGGCCACTCTTCGGGCGTTTCGGTGAACACCGAAGCGGTGAGCTTCTTGCCCACGTAGACGCCCACCAGGTGCTTGACGTCGTCGCGGTCGGCGATGACGCGCAACTTGTGGCGCACGTTGTCGGACCAGTCAAGGTCCAGGAAAGCGGCAAGGGTTACGGGGGTCATAGCTTGAATTTCCGTTGAATGAAGCGGCCCCAGCAAGTGGCGCACAGCCACTTGAGGGGAGACAGTTCGCAGCCGCCTTCGATCAGGCGGTCTTTGCTGCAGCCGGAGCACCGGCGCCAGGAGTTTTTGGACACAGGGGGTTTTCCTTGATCAGGCGCTTGGCCTTGTTCTTGATGCGAAGCCGGGCGGGCCCGGATTCGACATCATAGGTGGCAACCGCGAGCAGCTGGGCCAGGGCCTTGAGCAGCTCGCGTTCCAGGTCCGTCAGTTCGGACGCCATACCATCAGATCCAGAAAAAGGATCACCAACCCTGCGATGAACAGCAGGGTGCAGACCAGGGGGAAGACGCGGTCAATGAGTCGCATGCGGCTCCCCTTCAGGCTGGCAGAAGCGCAGCCAGGGCACGCTTCTTCAGGTCAGCACCGGCACCCCACTGGGAGGCGACGAAGCGGTTCTCGTCGGAGCGAGCGCGGACGTGGTGGTCGGCGTATTCCGTCACCGCGTTGAGCAGGCCCCAGCGGGTGCCCATCACGCCGTCGAGCGTGGCGCCCATGCCTTCGCCGTTGAACAGGCCAAGCGTGCGCTTGAACCCGGCGCTCTCGTTGCCGCCAAAGATCTTGGCCAGGATGTCTTCGGCCTCGTCCTGGATCACAGGCATGTTGGCCAGACGGGTGACGTTGTCACGGAACGAGTCCCAGGCTGCAGTGTTCAGGCCCATGAAGTCCTTGACCTGGGCAGGGTCGAACACCGAGCGGTGCGAGACCTTGATAGCAGCCGCGTCGCCGAAGGCCATGGCCAGCGTGTTCTTGCAGACAGCGCGAACGGTGGTGCGGCGCACTTCGGTGGCCAGCGAACCGTCAGCCGATGTGCTGATCAGGATGTAGCCGCCGATGGTGTCGCGCACCGAGGTGGGCGCTGCTTCGCCGATCTTGGCCGTGGCCCAGAAGCGCTTGCCGCCGTAGATCGTGCCGGCTGCGGACAACTCCAGGCCGCCAGCGCGAGCGATGTCACGGAAGAATTCGATGACCTCAGCGGGCTGGACCACCTGGTACTTGCGAGACACGACGCCGAGTGGCGCCTTGGTGTCAGAGCGGAACAGGACGTGCTGGTCGGGCAGCTCCATCTGATCGCCTTCGTAGCTGGTGTTGAAGCGGACGACGCCGCGCTTGATGCGCCAGTCCATGCCGGCAGCGGTGCGCCAGGCGTCCAGGCTGGTGCCGTCCTCCAGGGCTTGGCCAAGGCCGTGCCAGGGTGTGCCGTCAGAGGCCAGGTAAGCAAATTCGACAGAGCCGTCGGCGCGTGTGGTGAGTTCGTGTGCCATGGTGGTATCTCCAAAAGTTAGGCGAAAGGTTTATCGGTAGGCTGGAACCGGGCTTCGGTCCCTCTCAGGGGGCGGGTGCTGTGACGCACCAGCGTGGCGAGCTCGTCGCGGCTGTAGATCCAGCCGAACCGGCTGCCGATCGCGTAGCACTGTTCCAGGCTGGCGATCCGGTTCTTGCCACTGATCACGCTGCCCATCTTGCGAAGGGCCTGGCCGGCGGTGGTGGCTTTGGTGACGGCTACCGGCTCGGCGTCCTGGTAGCGTTTGACGTAGACGGTGAAAGGCATCTCGTGTCCCCTTGTCAGGCGGCTGCCTTGGCAGCGTAGAAGGCGAAGACGGCGTCCTTGAGCTGGGCCCAGTTGGTGACGTTGCGGGCCTGCTGTTCCGAGACTGCTTTCTCGGTGCAGCGGGTGGCTTTGCGTTCCAGCCACTTGAAGTAGTCGCTGAAGATCGCAGTGGTCACGACACCAGGACCGGTGACGAAACCGATGCTGGCAGAGGTGGTCAACTCACCCCGGTCGTTTTTGCTGGTGCTGACCGTCAGCTGGGCTGTCCGGCCGTTGAGCTCGAATTCCTCGACGGTCTTGGCGGTCCAGGACTTGTCGCCGTAGGCTTTGCGACGCATGTAGGTGGTAGGTGCATTCATGGTTTTCTCCAATGATTTCCAACAACCGGTTGGATCGGTAGTGCGACCGCACTGCAATGCACCCTGTCACGGTGCATCACGCTGAGGTCAGGTCCCGCGAGTGCCCCACTCGGGCATCTGCCATTCAGGCATCTTGACGGGGGCGGCAGCAGCCTGGGCACGCAAGTCAGCTGCCTTGGCAAGCCAGCGCTCGCGGCTTTCGCCGGTGGTCACGCTGGCGTAGTAGTCAAACTGCTTGGCGTTGGACAGTAGTTGGTCTCTCATGCTGGCTCCAATTGAAAACTGCAGGCGGTTGCAATGGCGTCGTCCTGGTCGTCGGTGAAGTAGTCACCGTCTTCGATGACCTCGGGACCCCGGTAAAACTTGACCACAAATTCCTCGTAGTCAAAGTCGTAGAACACGATCGCGTTCTGAGCGCGGAAAACGAATCTCATGGTGAGCTCCTTAAAAGCTGGGAAGGGCAACCAGCTTGACGCTGGTGACGGCGGTCACTTTCTCGACCAGGCTGATCTTGTCGCCAAGCATGACCTCAACCTTGCGCGGGTCGTAGCTGGTCCGTTCTTGCTTGACCACGGTGGCGCGGAACACGACACCGTCGACAAAGTCGACGCCCGAATCCTTGATCCGGGTTTTGATGTCGTCGGCCTGCTTGGTCAGGCGGCTGATGTCAGCGAGCAAAAAGCCCAGGTTGTCGATGTCATCCTGGGTCACGGGGGCGATTGCTTTGGCCATGGTTATCTCCAAAAGGCACACCGGCATCCGGCCGGCACGGAGTGTTGATCACACTGCACTACACCCTGTCACGGTGCAGCACGCTGGGATCAGCTCCAAACAGCGTAGGGTTCGCCACCGCTGCAAGCGATGTCGTAGGGGGAGATAAGCTGAGCGGGCTTGCGGCCGTTGTTTTGCAGGTTGACTGCGTTGTCGTAGAAGTCCTCGCGGAGCGTGTCCAGGCGTTTGCCGCCGAGCTCGACCAGGGGAAAGTCGACCCTGGCCAGCAGGACGATGCGCGGTTCGTTGCGGTATTTCATGATGATCTCCAAAAGACCAGGCCGTCACGGCCGCCTGGATACGCCGCCAGAGAACAGCACGCTGCTCTCTGGTCCATCCTTCGCACTCGTCAGTCTGGGGGACTGGTTCTAAGCGGTCTGGCCTTTAGGTTCCCTGGTTGGTACTGCGTAATCGGCTGGTTCCCTTTTTGTAGCCCCCTGGTCCTTCGGGGAGTGGCTGGTTTGTTTCCTGCCACAACTCAAATGTAGTTAGTTGATAGTTGACTGTCAATGTTTATTTTCGATGTTGCAAAAATACAACGAAAAATTATTTAGATCGTGGTTTTTATGCAACAGGGGCATTTTGAAAAGTGTTGTTTTTACGCAACAAACTTTGCTTGACTTTTTGCACTTGACCGGTTTTTCAGCATTTGCTACTATTTGCGCGGGACGGTGCGTCCCAAAACCTCTCAAACCAAGCCGCCGACGCGGCTTTTTTCACATCTGGAGCCCACATGGCCACGACAATCACCATCGAGCTGGCCGACGACGGCACGATCACAGTCACCTCGCCCGAGATGACAGAACCCTACCAATGCCAAAGCGCTGACGAATGCGCTCAGTTCATTGGCAAGATGCTCGCCGAAGAGACCGGCGAAGCACCTGAAGAGCAGGCCACAGAAGGCAAGGAAGACTACGGCCAGATGTGGAATGAAGAGGCGGCCAGCCGCAAACCCCAACCGGGCCTGATGGCCTAATCCCCAGGAGAAAACAATGGAACAGTCCTACAACAACCCAGCCTCGCGTAACACCATGCGTGCAGCAGGCGGCGCTCTCAAGAACGGCGCAGCCATCGGCGGTGGTGGCAACCAGACACAAGGCAAGGGCGAGATCCCTGGCAAGGTGTCCGTGCCCATGCCTGGCACAAACACCACCCAGAGCAAAGAGACCGGCGGCAAGGCCAAGACCCCCGTTGGCTTCAACAGCGGCATCATCAACGGGATGATCTGATGCCCAGCAAGTCGCCAGCTCAGGCTCGCCTGATGGCGGCTGCAGCGCATAACCCCGCCTTCGCAAAGAAGGCGGGCATTCCCACGTCCGTGGCAAAAGAATTCAACAAAGCTGACACGGGCACAGGCCTCATTCGAGGAGCGATAGAAGATGGCAACAAAGAAAACCGGCGCAAAGCGCCTCGCTGAGCTGGCCGGGGCGCCGCCCCGCTTGGCCACAGCGGAAGACCTGGAAGCCGCGGGACCAGCCACTGGCCGCGCCCATGCAAAGCAGACCACCAGCCAGCACAAAGGCAGCGACCTGCGCATCAACCTCAAGGCCGTGAGCGCCGCCCTGGTGGACGAGGGTTTCGACCCTGCGGTCGAGATCACCAAGATCCTCAAGGGCGAGGTTATGACCGACGACAACGGCCAGCCCGTGGTCCACCCGGTCACCGGCGAGGTGATGCGCACGTACCGCGTGGACGCCGATGTGCGTCTGCGCATGCTCAACGAGGTGCTGCAGTACACGCAGCCCAAGCTCAAGGCCGTGGAGATGAAGGTCTCCGGGGCACTGGACCTGACCAGCGAACAGCTGGACAAGCGGCTCGGCATGTTGCTGGCCAAGGCATCGAAATGATCAAGCTCGATCGCATCGACACTTCGCTGTTGAACGACGACGAGAAGCGGGAGCTGTACGAGCTGCTGCGACTGAAGGACATCAGGGCCAAGCGCAACCGCCTGGCCGCTTATGCGCCATACGCCAAGCAGCGTGAGTTCCACGCAGCTGGCGCTGATTTCCGTGAGCGCCTGTTCATGGCCGGCAACCAGCTGGGCAAGACGTGGGCCGGCGCGTTCGAGATGGCCATGCACCTGACTGGCCGCTATCCGTCCTGGTGGACTGGGCGCCGGTTCAACTACGCCATCCGAGCCATGTGCGGGTCCGAGTCGGCCGAGCTGACCAAGAAGGGCATTCAGCGCTTGATGCTTGGCCCGCCTGAGATGCGGGAAGAGTGGGGCACGGGCGCGGTTCCCTGGGACGCGCTGAAGGACACCAGCCTGAAGCAGGGCGTGCCCGACGCGGTGGCCAGCATCGTGGTGCGCCACGAGTGTGGCGAGGACAGCGTGTTGCAATTCAACAGCTACGACCAGGGCCGCACAAAGTGGCAGGCCGACACGGTCGACATCGTGTGGTTCGACGAAGAGCCGCCGCTGCCGATCTACTCCGAAGGCTTGACGCGTACCAACGCGACGGCCGGCCAGGTGTTCGTGACCTTCACGCCGTTGCTGGGCATGTCCGAGGTGGTCAAGCGCTACCTGCTGGAGAAGCCCGAAGGCACGCACGTCACCAACATGACGATCAGCGATGCTGAGCACTACACGCCCGAACAGGCTGCAGCCATCATTGCCAGCTACCCGGAGCACGAGCGCGAGGCTCGGGCCAAGGGCATTCCAATCCTGGGCAGCGGCCGGGTGTTCCCGGTGGTCGAGGATGCGATCAAGGTCCGGGCTTTCCCGATCCCGTCCCACTGGGCACGCATCGCGGCCATCGACTTCGGCGTCGATCACCCGACGGCCGTCGTGTGGATGGCCTGGGACCGAGACACCGACACGCTGTACGTGACGGACTGCTACAGGCGCAGCGAGCCAGGCATCGCTGGCCACGCCATGGCCGTGCGTGCACGCGGCGACTGGGTGCCACTGGCATGGCCGCATGACGGCCTGCAGCGCGACAAGGGCGGCAGCGGTGAGCAGCTGGCCAAGCAATACAAAGATCAGGGGCTGAACATGCTGGCCAACCGGGCCACGTTCGAGGACGGCAGCAACGGCGTCGAAGCCGGTCTGTCCGAGATGCTGACCCGCATGCAAACCATGCGGCTGCGCGTGTTCTCGCACCTGGAGGACTGGTTCGAGGAATTCAGGCTGTACCACCGCAAGGACGGTATGGTCGTCAAGATCAGCGACGACTTGATGTCGGCGACACGGTACGCAATGATGATGCGCCGCTTCGCCAAGACACAGGAAGAGGCTGAGACCAGATTGAGACCGGGACGCGCTGCGCCGGTCTTACCGTTCAGCGTTTTTGACGAGACGACTGGATATTGATCAACTTCAACTGAGGAAAAACTCATGGCTACTATCGTCCCAACCATCGACCGTGACACCGTGCCCGGCGCCGTCCTGGCCACCTGGACCGGCATGACCACTGGCGACGTCGGCGCTGGCGTGCCCATCGCCTATGCAGCCGACCTGAGCTGCCAGCAGTCCGGCACCATCGGCGGTTCGACCACCACCTGGCAGGGCTCCAACGACAACGTCAACTGGCACCCGATGACCCAGCGCGGCAGCACAAGCGACATGGCCTACACCGCCGCGTCGCTGCACATCTCCCAGGAGAACCCGGCTTTCGTGCGCCCCGTCGTCACTGGCGGCACAAGCGTGACGATCAAAGCGGTTTTGGCTGTGCACGCCCGCTACGCCAAGTCGCCTTACTGAGCTGAGGACTGAACCCCATGGAAATCCAACCACAACAGATCGACGTAGAGGTCATGACCGAAGAGGACCTTGAGGCCAAGCAAGCCGAGCGTTTGCAGACCTTCGGTCACAGCCTTGGCCAGCAGCGCGACGAATGGATTCGCTCGCGCTACAGCTACGGCGTTGACAAGCGCTGGTTGGAGGACGAGGACCAGTACAACGCCAAGGACAACGTCAACAAGGCAGCCAGCCAGATGATGACGTCGGTGGAGCAGGGCTACCCTGTGACCACGCAGCACGCCAAGCCCCACCGCTCGACGGTGTTCATTGGCCTGACCCGGCAGAAGACCAACTCGGCCGAAGCCCGGATCGCCGACATCCTGCTGCCGACCGACGACCGCAACTGGGGCATTCAGCCGACGCCCGAGCCCCGGATCGCCGAGATGGGCCGCGACGCCCGCCTGGCCGGCGACAAGTTCACCGGCGAGCCCCTGGCTGACCCGACGACTGGCCAGCCGCTGCGCATGAAGGACATTGCACGCGCCGCCATGCAGACGGCACGCGACAAGGCCAAGGCCATGCAGACCGCCATCGACGACCAGCTCGTCGAGTGCGACTACAACGGCGAGCTGCGCAAGGTGATCCACGACGCAGCCGTGCTGGGCACGGGTGTGCTCAAGGGCCCGGTCGTGACCAACCGCACGCGCAAGGCCTGGCAGCCACTGACCGATGCCAGCGGCGAGACCGTGCACCAGCTGGAGATCGTCAAAGAGACCAGCCCGGCGTCGTTCCGCGTTGACCCCCGCAACTGCTTCCCCGATCCAGCCTGCGGCGAGTCCATCCACAACGGCAAGGGCATCTACGAACGCGAACAGATGACCGGCCGCCAGGTGCGTGAGCTGGCCAAGCAGCCCGGCTTCATGAAAGACCAGCTGCGCAAAGTCCTGGAAGAAGGCCCCAAGCGTGCCGCCGTGTTCCAGGAGCTCAAGGACGACGACCAGCGTGACGTGGCCCGCGCCACGTTCGAGATGTGGACCTATTGGGGCGAGGTTGACCACGAGGACCTCGAAGCCGCGGGCGTCAAGATGGGCGAGAAAGACCCACTGCGCAGCGTGAGCGCCTGCGTGGTGATGATCAACAACACCGTGGTCAAGGCCTTCCCCAATCCGCTGGAAGGCGGCGACCTGCCTTACGACTTCTACGTCTGGGAGAAGGTGGCCGACAGCGTGTGGGGCTACGGCATCCCGTACCTCATGCGTGCGCAGCAGAAGGTCCTGAACGCCGCATGGCGTCAGATGATGGACAACGCCGGCGTGTCCAGCGGTCCGCAGATCGTGGTCAAGCCCAACACCATCCAGCCCGCCGACAAGCAGTGGCAGCTGTCTGCCCGCAAGATCTGGTATGCCACCGACGACGTGGACGACGTGAGCAAAGCCTTTGCGACGTTCGAGTTTGACAGCCACCAGGGCGAGCTGGCCAACATCATCAAGATGGCCATGGAGCTGGCGGACCAAGAGACCGGTGTGCCCACCATCATGCAGGGCGAGCAGGGCGCAGCGCCTGACACCGTGGGTGGCATGCAGATGCTGATGAACTCGGCCAACGTGGTCTTGCGCCGCCTGGTCAAACAGTTCGACGACATGATCACCCGCCCGCACATCCGTCGGTACTACGACTTCAACATGCTGTACAACGAGGACGAAGAGGTCAAGGGCGACTTCAGCGTCGACGCCCGCGGCTCGTCTGCCTTGCTGGTGCGTGACGTCCAGAATCAGGCGTTCCTGAACCTGCTGGCCGCGGCTTCCAACCCCGTGTTCGGCGTGTACATCGACGCCCAGAAGCTGTTCGAGAAGGCACTGCAAGCCCAGCACATTGACCCGGCCGAGGTGTTCAAGTCCGAGGACGAGCTGGAGAAGATCAAGGAAATGCAGGCCCAGGGCCAGGAAGAGCCGCCAGATCCACGCATCCAGGCAGCCCAGATCCGGGCCGAGGCCGACATGGCCAAGGTCCAGGCCCAGAATCAGGGCGACGCGGCCGAGCTGCAGCTGCGCCAGCAGATCGCTCAGCAGGAAGCCGAGATGCGCATGGCCGAGCTGCAGATGACCCGCGAAATCGAAATGCTGAAGATGTCCAACAGCCAGAACATCAGCCTGGAAGCGATCAAGGCCAAGCTGGCCGACACCGCAATCAGGGAGCGCGGCCGCAAGGAGCTGTTCGCGGCAGAGCAAAACCTCAAGCTGCGGGTCGGCTCGGGCATCTAAATGCGTACACCAAACAGGTGGTTTCGTACAAACAAATGTGTTGCACGCAAACCACAGTTTGGTCTACAATTTCTTCGGGCGAAGTGCGCCCAAAATTTACCAGGCCAGCTACCAAGCTGGCTTTTTTGTGAATGACTGATTACTCCTCTGACACCTGGCACCGGTTGCGCAAATGGGCGGAAGCCCAGCTTGACCTGGCCAGAAAGAAAAACGATGCCGTCGGGCTCTCCGACACTGAGACGGCAGCGCTGAGGGGCGAGATCAGAGCACTGAAAAGATTTCTCGACTTGCCGAATGAGGCAACTCGGGGTGTGGCGGTCGAGCCGGAATAACTTCCCGCTTGGCCTTGTAAGTGAACCGCCGAAAGGCGGTTTTTGTTTGGAGAGCAAAAATGGAAGTGAACCAACTGTCTTCGGAAGAAGCACAAGCAGTTTGGAATGAAGAGGCCTCAAAGCTGGATGCCGGTGATTCGTCACTCGCGTCTGACCCCTTGGCCACTGCGCCGGAAACGCCGCAGGATGAAGTCCAACTAGATCCTGAATCAGAACTGGTCCAGGAAGCGCAACAACCGGAGCAAGAGGAAGATCCATATGCCGGACTGTCACCGGCGGTTCGTGCCCAACTGGCACGCATCGACGAACTGTCTCAGGCAAATGCTCAATTGCTGCACCACGTAAAAACGACCGAGGGTCGCGTGGCCGCCATGCAGCGAGAGGCTCAGCAAGCACGCCAAGCCGCGGCGCAAGTCGCACCGCAAGCCGCGCCTTCGCAGAGCGCTATCGCTACAGCGGCCAAGAACCCCGAGAAGTGGGAGCAGCTCAAGCAGGATTTCCCGGAGTGGGCAGGAGCGATGGAGGAATACGTCGCTGCCAAGATCGGCACCCAGCAAGCAGGTTTGACACCCGAACAGGTGGCAGGCTTTGTGCAGCAACAAGTGGAGCAGACCAAGGCAGAGATGCGAGCCGCCATTGAAGAGGCCAGGATCGAAGGCAAGCACGAGGACTGGAAAACTGTGGTGAACACGCCAGAGTTTGCCGCATGGTACGCAGTGCAGTCGCCGGAGGTCAAGGCCTTGGCAGAAAGCCCACAAGCCAAAGACGCGATCAAGATGCTGGACATGTTCAGCGAGTCTCGGACGCGTTCAGCTTCGGACATCCGGCAAGAGCGCGGAGCACGTCTCGCTGCAGCCGCGACAACTCGACCCGGCCAGACACCGCCGCCTAAGACCATTGGCGACATGTCACCGGCCGAACTGTGGAACTACGAGGCCAAGAAACGAGAGCGAGAGCTCAAGGATCGCGGCTACTAACTCAATTTTCAAAACAAGGAACTTAGACCATGTCTATCCAAAACTACGGCACCGTAGCGTCGCGTAACCTGATCCGCGCCGCCCAAGGTATGCTTGAACACGCCCAGCCCATCACCGTCCTGGGTGACTTCGGTACTCAACGCGAGATGCCACAGAACTCGACCGACACCCTGGTGTTCCGTCGTACTCTGCCCTTCGGCGCTTCGACCACTGGTACGACCATCGAGAACTCTTCTCGCTACGTCGGCACCCCTGACATCACCGCTTCCAACTTCGTGTTGGCTGAAGGCGTGACCCCCAACGCAAACACCATCTCCTTCCAGGACGTGTCGGTTCAGTTGCAGCAATACGGCGTGCTGTTCAAGTACAGCTCCAAAGTCGAACAGCTGTACGAAGACGACATCCCCGGCGAGATGGTCAAGCTGACTGGCGAGACCCTGGCCGAAGTGATGGAAATGGTCCGTTACGGCGTGCTGAAGGCCGGCTCCACTGTGATCTACGCAAACGGCTCCAGCCGTTCTGCCATCAACACAGCGATCAGCCTGAACGCAATCCGCAAGGCCGCTCGTACCCTGGAGTCCAACCGTTCACGTCGCGTGACCAGCCGCCTGGCTCCTGGCGTCAACTTCGGCACCCGTGCCGTGCAGCCCGCCTACGTCGTGTTCTGCCACACTGACGCCGTCAGCGACATCCGTAACCTGCCAGGCTTCACCCGCGTGGAAGAGTACGGCTCGTTCAAGCCAATCCACGACCGCGAAGTCGGCGCTTGCGAAGACTTCCGCTTCATCAGCTCGCCGCTGTTGAAGTCGTTTGCCGGCGCTGGTTCCAGCACCATCAACGGCATGCTGTCTGTCGGCGCTTCGGCTGTTGACGTGTACCCCTTCATCATCATCGGTGAAGACGCTTGGGGCCAAGTCGCTCTCAAGGGCATGTCCGCCATCAAGCCTGTGGTGTTGAAAGCATCCCAGACCAACCACGCCAACCCCTTGGGCCAATTCGGCTACGTGGGCGCTTCCACATGGTTCGCGACTGTGCGTCTGAACGACGCCTTCATGGCCCGTATCGAAGCCGGTGTGACCGCCCTGTAATGACCTGGGGTCGGAATTGAATTCCGGCCCCGTCTAACTCAAAGGAAACCACCATGGCCGCTGAATCATTGAAAGCCCGCGTCACGCGCATCCCCGATCGCCTGACTGAACAGGAACTGCGGGCATTGCTCCAAGCATTGCTTGAAGGTCTCCAAGCCACTATGGCCCAACTGGACGCAGACACCGGTGTCGCTGACACCACCTACGCTGCAAACTTCGCAACATACATCGTCGACTAAGGAGTCACACCATGTCCTACAACATCGAACAATCGAACAGCGGTTACCTGTCGCTGACCGCCGCCGGCTTGGCCGAAGGCACCAACACCGCCACCTTCAAGACCACCAACACCCTGGCTTTCACGAGCAACGGCGTGTTCAAGTCCAAAGGCGCGACTGACAACCTGACCTTCAACACCGGCACCGCTTTGGCTGCGTCGCAGGCTTGCCTGTTCGCAGTCTGGATCAGCTCCGGCGGCACCGTGACGACCACTCAAGGTCCCATCGTTGCAGCTGGCGATCCTTGCCCCGTGCCTTCGCAGAGCACTGCCGGTACAACTTTGGTCGGCCTGATCAAAGTGACCACCAGCTCTTCTGGCACGTTCACTGCCGGTACTACCGACCTGTCCGCCTCCGGCGTGACCGCCGCGTACTACGACTGCATGGACATGCCTGGCTCTGCCCAGTAAGTTGCCATCCTCTTCACTGAGGCTTTTAGCTGAGGGGCTCCGGCCCCTCAGCCTTTTGGCAAGACCCCTTTCATAAAACCCTGGAGAATAGAAGATGGCAAAAAAAGAAACAGTCGCAGGCATCGAGATCCTGGACGACACCCCAATCATTGACCCGGTTTCTCAGGTCGTGGACTTCCGCGAGCTGGCAGCAAGCGAGGCTTTCATGAACGAGATGGTCGAAGTCCTGGTGCATTCCAGCACCGACGAAAACCAATCGCCCCATGTCATCCTCAACTGCAACGGGACCAATCAGCCAATCATGCGCGGCACGCCCACACGCATTCGTCGCAAGTATGTCGAGATCCTGGCACGTATGAAGGAAACCAAGTACAGCCAGGTGACTCGCAACCCAGCAGCGCCCGATCAGATCGACATGATTGCGCGTCACGGTTTGGCCTACCCTTTTGAAATGCTGAACGACGAGAACCCTCGGGGCCGCGCTTGGCTGCAAAACGTGTTGGCTGAACCCGCTTAAACCGGAGCTGCCCTGTGAACTTCCTTCAGCTTGTCAATCGCGCACGGGTGGAGTGCGGCGTCTCCGGCGCCAGCACACCCTTGTCCAGCGTCGTCGGCCTGACCGGCGAATCCGCAAGGATCGCCAGCTGGGTTAACTCGGCTTGGGAAGACATCCAGACAGCGAAGGAAGACTGGCAGTGGATGCGGGAATCCCTGCAATTCAACACCATCAGCCAGCAGCAAATCTACACCCCCACCGAAGCCGGTGTGGGGTCTACGTTTGGAAATTGGAAGCGCGACAGCTTCCGCACATCATCAGTCGGCCAGCAGTACAAAGACGAGCAGCTGATGAACTACATGGAGTGGACGACGTTCAGGAACCTGTACATCTACGCGAACATGCGTTACACGTACACGCGCCCCGTCGTGGTCTCCATCGACCCAGACAAGAACCTGGCTTTTGGTGCCATACCAGACCAGCCCTACGTGATCACGGGTGAGTATTACAAGCTGCCCACCACGTTCTCGACCAACACGGATGCGCCGCCTTCTGTGTTCCCCGATCGCTTTCACATGATGATCGTCTATCGGGCCATGATGTTCTACGGCGGCTATGAAGCCGCGCCCGAGGTTTATTCCCGCGGCGAGTTTGAATTCAAGCGGCTCATGAATCGCTTGACGATCGACCAACTCCCGACCCTGGTAAGCGGCCCACCTTTGGCTTAAAGGAGGCGCGATGCCACTCAAGACCCCTCCCGTCCAGTACGATCTGATCCGCCTGAACGGCGGCGTGGACCAGGTCACCCCTACCCTCTCCTTGCCCCCAGGCTTTGCCCGCAAGGCTGCCAACTTTGAATGCTCCATCACCGGAGGCTATACCCGGATTGCCGGGTACGAGCGTTACGATGGCCACGCCAGTCCGTCGGCTGCGCTGTACAACATCCTGGTGTGCACCTTCACAGGCACGGTCGCTGTCGGCGACACCGTCACCGGCCAGACTTCGGCAGCAACTGGCAAGGTGATTGCGGTCACCACCACCCAAGTCGTCACCACCCGTGACACTGGAACCTTCACCGCAGGTGAAACCCTCAAAGTCGGGGCCGCGGCTGTTGGCACTATCGACTCAATCCAGGGCGTGGACCCTGACGGTTATCAGGATGCGGTTTACCGCAATATGGCCGCCGATGAGTACCGCACATCCATCTCGGCTTTGCCGGGTTCCGGCAGCGTCTTGGGCGTTGCCGTCCACGCCGGCGACGTGTACGCCTGGCGCAACAACGTCGGCGCTACTGCCGCCATCATGTACAAGGCCACGTCTTCCGGCTGGACCGCTGTCAACCTTGGCAGCTACATCGGTTTCGACACGGGCAGCAGCGAGATCCTGGTCGGCTCTACCATTACCGGCCAGACCAGCGGGGCCACGGCCGTGGTTGCCAAAGTCGTCCTGGAGTCAGGCGCTTGGACCACTTCCGACGCCACTGGCCAAATCATCGTTGGCGCAACCACCGGCACTTTTCAGGTAGGCGAAAACATCAAGGTCGGTGCAGCAACGCATGCTCACGTTGCCTTGGCCAACACAGCCAACGCATTCCCGCCTGGCGGCCGGTATGAGACGACGACTGCCAACTTCGGTGGCGGTGGGGCCAACAACAAGCTGTACGGCGTCAACGGCGTGGGGCGTGCTTTTGAGTTTGATGGCACCACATTCGTGACCATTCGCACCACCATGCCCACCGACACGCCAACGCATTTGGCTGTCCACAAGCAACACTTGTTCTTGAGCTTCGGTGCGTCGCTGCAATTCTCGTCCATCGGAGACCCGTACCGGTGGGACCCGGTGTTGGGCGCAGGCGAGATCGCGATGAACGGTTCGATCACCAATTTGATCGCGCTGCCTGGCGACCAGTCGAGCGGCGCACTGGCGGTGTACACCCGCCACGACACCTCAGTCCTGTACGGCACAAGCTCTGCAGACTTTGCGCTGTCCACCTTCAACACCGGCACGGGCGCCATGCCCTACACCGCGCAGAACATGGACCAGTCTTACGTGCTGGATGACCGCGGCGTCATCAGCCTGGGCACGTCGCTGAACTTCGGTAACTTCTTGCCGGCGTCACTGACCATGACGTTACGGCCGTTTTTGTCTAACCGGATTCCCTTGGCCACAGCCAGCTCGCTGAATCGTGAAAAAGGCCAATACCGAGTGTTTTTCAGCGACGGCAGCGCACTCTACATGACGGTATTGAACGGCAAGCTGCTGGGCACAATGCCGGTTCAATTGCTAGACCCTGCGCTTTGCACGGTTGAGGGCGAGGCAGACGATGGCTCTGTCATGCAGTTTTTCGGATCTGACAACGGCATGGTCTACCAGCTCGACAAGGGCACAAGTTTTGACGGCGATCCTATCGCAGCCAACTTCAACCTGGTCTACAACAGCACCAAGTCGCCGCGAACGCTTAAACGCTACCGCCATGCCAGCGTGGAGCTGACCGGCGATTACTACGCCCAGATCCAATTCGGCTACGACCTGGGTTACCGCACACAGTACCTGAGCCAGGCTTCTGACGAAACGCATGACGCGGACTTGAGGTCGTCGTATTGGGACAGCATGATCTGGGACAACTTTATCTGGGATGGGTCCGATGTCTTGCCTTCGGAAATCGGCATCACTGGAACCGCTGAAAACATGGCGATCCGCATCTCGTCGTACTCTGACATCCTTCAACCCTTCACGGTGAACAGCGTCATTGTTCACTACACCTTGCGCCGAGGACTCCGATGAGCAACAGCTACTACAACCACACCACCTACCCAACGCCAAACTCGCCTGGCTCGTCGGCGGCTTTGCGGGCCGAGCTGGAGGCGATCACCGACGGCTTTGATCTGCTGCCCACGCTCACGGGCAACGGCTACAAGGTGGCCATGGTCAACTCGGCTGGCACGGCGCTCATCGCGTCGTCCGCTCTCCAGGCCCTGGCCATCACCAGCAGCACCATCGACAGCACGCCGATCGGCGCAACGACCGCAGCAGCCGGTACGTTCACGACCCTGGCAGCCTCCAGCGGCACGATTGGCGGCGCAAACATCGTCACCACCACGGCCACTCAGACCCTGACCAACAAGACGCTGACGTCTCCGGTCATCTCGACCATTGTCAACACCGGCACGCTGACGCTGCCAACGTCGTCTGACACTTTGGTCGGCCGCGCAACCACCGACACGCTGACCAACAAAAGCATCTCGGGCTCGGCCAACACGTTGAGCAACATCGCCAACGCCAGCCTGACCAACTCAAGCATCACCATCGGCAGCACATCGGTGTCCCTGGGCGGCACTGCAGCCACGATCGCTGGACTGACGCTGACCACGCCGAGCATTTCCCAGATTTTGAACACCGGCACGCTGACGTTGCCAACAAGCAGCGACACCCTGGTCGGCCGCGCAACCACAGACACCCTGACCAACAAGACGATCTCGGGTTCGAGCAACACGCTGAGCAACATCGGCAACTCCAGCCTGAGCAACTCCAGCGTCACCATCGGCAGCACCTCGGTGGCCCTGGGCGCTACGGTGACCACCTTTGCCGGCTTGTCCTCGGTGACTTCCACGTCTTTCGTGGGTGCCCTCACAGGCAACGCCGACACCGTGACGAACGGCGTCTACACCACGGGCTCGTACTCCAACCCATCCTGGATCACTGCCCTGGCCGGGTCCAAGATCAGCGGCAACATCACGGGCAACGCTGCCAACGTGACCGGCACGGTCGCGGTCGCCAACGGCGGCACCGGCGCAACCACCGCAGCCGACGCTCGCACATCCTTGCTGCCGACCTTCACCGGCAACGCCGGCAAAGCGGTTGTCGTCAACGCCACGGCTACCGACATTGAATACGTCACCTTGTCCGGCACGGGTACAGTGACCAGCGTTGCTGTGTCCGGCGGAACTACCGGCCTGACCACCTCCGGCGGACCAATCACAGCCACGGGCACCATCACCCTGGCAGGCACCTTGGCCATCGCCAACGGCGGCTCTGGCGCGACCACGGCCCAGGCAGCATTGAACGCTTTTGCCGGCGGCGTGACCTCGGGCTACTACCTGCGCGGCAACGGCACAAACGTCGTGCTGAACACCATCCAGGCTGCTGACGTCCCCACGCTGAACCAAAACACGACGGGCACTGCAGCCAACGTCACCGGCACGGTGGCCATCGCCAACGGCGGCTCTGGCGCAACGACTGCGCAAGCTGCCATGAACGCGTTTGCTGGCGCGGTCACGAACGGCTACTACCTGCGCGGCAACGGCACCAACGTGGTCATGGCCGCGCTGGGTGCTGCTGACATCAGCGGGACCGTGGCTGTTAACAACGGCGGCACGGGCTTGACCACGATTGCCGCGCTGTCGATTCCCGTGGCCAACTCGCTCAACACGTATACCACCGTGACGCCTGCAGCCGGACAGTCCGTGCGCGTCAACGCCGGCGGAACAGCCTGGGAAGCCTACACCCCCAGCTCGGGAACCGGCACCGTGACCTCGGTCAGCTGGACCGGCGGCATCGTTTCGGTTGCAAACGCAACAACAACCCCGGCGTTTACGGTTGCTGGCACATCTGGTGGCATCCCTTACTTCAGCAGCACCACTGGCTGGGCGTCTTCGGGCTTGCTGGCCGCAAATGCGATCGTGCTTGGCGGTGGGGCCGGTGTTGCGCCAGGAACGACCACTACTGGATCTGGCGTGGTCACGGCCATCGGCAACGCTGTAAACACTACGGGCGCCCTGGTCACCCAATCGGGCACCTTAGCCACAAACTCGCTGCTTCTCGGCGGTGGCGCAGGTAACGCGATCACTTCGACCACCACAGGCACTGGCGTGGTCACGGCCATCGGCGCCGCGGTGAACACCACCGGCGGCCTGGTCACTCAATCGGGTGCTTTGGCTGCAAGCGCGATTTTGCTGGGCGGCGGTTCCGGCTCTGCCGTGACATCCACTACCACTGGTACCGGGGTGGTAACCGCACTCGGCATAGCAGTCGGTTCCGCCGGAGCCTTTGTTGTCAACGGAAGCGCTTTGGGCACCCCTTCTTCCGGCACGTTGACCAATGCCACTGGACTGCCGATCTCTACAGGTGTTTCCGGTCTTGGCACAAACGTCGCGACTGCACTCGGCACAGCAGCTGACGCTGCCGCAGGTTTTACGACCGGTAATGGTACGGCTACCCTGACCAACAAGCGTATCGACCCTCGTGTCGTTAGCGCGGCATCCGCCTCGTCACTGACCCCATCAATCGCCACCGCTGACCAATATGCCTACACTGCGCTGGCTGCAAACCTGACAATCAATGCCCCCACCGGAACACCTGTAGATGGCAATAAGTTGATTTTCCGCATCTTGGACAACGGCACGTCTCGCACACTCACTTGGAACGCGACATACACCGCCATCGGCGTGACTCTGCCGACAGCCACGACTGCCGGGAAGATGACGTATGTGGGCTGCGTCTACAACGCCGCCAACACGCGCTGGGATGTGATCGCCGTAACCACACAAGCATAAGGAGCCGACATGAAGATTGATTTTTGCGTGGATACCGAGCATGGGCGTTTCTGCGACGCGCTGTACTTTGAAGACAACGCCGTCCCGGACGAGGCAACTATTGAGGCCATGAAGCAAGAGCGTGTGGACAATTGGATCGCCATCATCACCGCACCTCCGGCTCCTGACTACGTTGAAATTGACGGGGTTCAATACGAAAAGATTGAGATCGACGGTCAAGTCGTACTCAAACCCGTGGGAGTCTAAGCATGGCAAACAGGTATTGGGTCGGCGGTACTGCGAACTGGGACATTGTAGCGGGTACCAAGTGGGCAACCACTTCTGGAGGGGCGGGCGGCGCGTCTGTCCCGACAAACGCTGATGATGTGTTCTTTGACGCAAACTCGACTGGTACTTGCACGATTACAAGCGGACTCACCAGTGCGAAATCTATTGACTGTACTGGTTTCACAGGGGGGCTAAACTCGACCGTAATTAACTACGCCGTCTACGGAAGCGTTATTTTGAACTCTACGATGACGTCCACTGGTCTGTCGTTTATAATCGCTGGTACTGGGACCGTAACAACTGCGGGTAAGACACTTGATTCGCTTACCATATCAGCCACAGGTGGCACTGTTACGTTGGGCAGCGCTCTTACTGTGGCAAGTGGCGGAGCGCTTGCTATTACTGCAGGAACGTTTACTACCAGCGCAAGTAACTACTCTATTACCACGCCCAGTTTAGAATCCAGCGGCACCTCTACCCGCGCAATCAACTTGAACGGCTCTACAGTCACCTTAAGTGGCGGAGGTACAACCACTTCGTCTGCGGCGCTTTACTTTGAGTCCACAAACCTCACAGTTAATGCTGGCACTTCAACAATAACTCTTTCCTCATCCAGTGCAACTTTTTACGGTGGGGGTAAAGCATTCAACATTGTCAATTTTACGTCAACAACAGCGGCAACTGTATCTTCGCCTACTGCGATTTGGGATACAAATACATTTGCCCAGCTTTCAATTACTGCGCCGTCGTCAACGGGGGTTAAAAACGTCAAAATCGGTGATAATCAAACAATCACTACCTTTGTATGCGCCGGAGCGACTGCTATTCGCAGACTTTGCCTGTTCTCAGATACGCCGGGGACTCGACGGACGCTGACAGTTACAACATGGAGCACTATTTCCGACGTTGACTTCCGCGACATTGGAATGAACTCGTCCCGTTCAGGGACTAGGCTGGGTAATTGCGGGGGCAATTTAAATATCACGTTTTCCGCAGCGAAGACAGTTTATTTTGTAGGGACGGGATCTGCGAATTGGGGGTCTGCGCAGTGGGCAACGTCAAGCGGCGGTGCAACGGATGTAAACAATTTCCCGTTGGCACAAGATAACGCAGTTATTGACAACTCCAGCCTTAACTCTGCGGCGACTTTGACAATAAATGGTAACTTTAATGTAGGAAATTTATCTTTTGCCTCGCGTAGCAACGCAATAACATTTGCTACCGGATCGCAGCAAGTACGGTGTTATAGCTCCCTCACCATGTCGAGCGCAGTGACGGTAACGGGAACATCCTTTATTGAATTTGCACAACGTGGAGGCACACAAGACATCACCAGTACGGGTGTGTCATTTACTCAATACTTTAGATTCAATAACGTTGGCGGCACTATACGCCCACTTGACGCTTTATCCGCAGGTGTAGCAAACGCCAACTCTTCAACAATAGCTAATGGAACTTTAAATCTTAATGGGCAAACTGTCACGCTTGGGAAGTTTAACGTCGAGGATGGTTCAACCCGAAATATTACGTTCAACGGCGGCACTTTGGCGCTGGCTGGCAGCGGCACTGCTTTTCAAACGCAATTTCCGTCAGGATTTACCACCACTGCCGGTACTGGGACTGGTTTTATTTCGTTTACCAGCGCGTCTGCCAAGACATTTTCCGGTTCTAGCGTGGTGTTTAACTGTGTCATCAACCAAGGCGGCGCAGGCGCACTGACTTTAACCACAAGCGGATGCACGTTTCAGGACTTGCAAAACAGTTACGCCGCGACTGGCGCAACAAGTATTCTATTTTTTAGACTATTCACCCAGACTTTTACGAACTTTACAGCGTCTGGCGCACCGGGTAACACACTCACCCTTTCCAGCGATCTTGCGGGAACCCAAGCTACTCTTTCCAAAAGCTCTGGGACGGTATCTGTCAGCAACTGCTCAATCCAAGACCTTGACGCCACTGGCGGGGCGACATGGCAAGCGCTTACAAGCAATAACAACATTGATGCTGGAAACAACTCGGGGTGGATATTTTCGGCAGGTGGTGGCAACTTCATCGCTTTCTTCATGTAGTCCAGTATCACAATGATATAGGCCCGTCTGGGCCTTTCAGAACATCGAAAGGAGCGCCAGATGGCCAACTTATCAAACCTTCTCCCGCCAGGGAACATCGTCACAGCGTCGGGCGCACAGACGCTGTCCAACAAGACCATTACCGAGATGCTCAGCGTCATCAGTGGCGAGCTGTACGACCGCACGATTTTCAAATTGCATTTCTTGGAGTGAGGCATGTTCACTGATGACCAGGGGCAGCGATTGGAAACAGCAGAGGAAGTTTCAATCGAAAAGAAGCTTGATCTGATCCTTGATCACCTTGCAAGGATGGAAGGCGCTTTTGCTCGCGACGATGACGGTTCGGTCGACTTTGATGGTCACCGCCGGTATCACGAATCGATGATCGAGGCAGCCAAAGAGCAGGCCGCGTTCTGGCGCGAGCTGAAGATGGACATCGCCAAGAAGGGCACCTGGGGCCTGCTCATCATTGTGCTCGGTCTGATCATGGTCGGCATTCAAACGAAGTTCGGCTTCAAGTGAGGTAAAGCCATGGACCCGATCACCACCGCCATGGCCGCATTCGCCGCCGTCCAAAAGACGGTTCAGGTGATCAAACAAGCCCAGAAGACAGTTGACGATGTGTCGAGCCTGGGCCCAATGCTTGGCCAGTACTTCGGTGCCAAGCAGCAAACTATCAAAGCGGTGGCAGAAGCAAAGAAGCAGGGCGGCACAAGCTTGCAGCAAGCGATTGAGATCGAGATGCAGCTCCTTCAGCAAAAGAAGTTCGAGGACGAGTTGCAGTTGATCTTCATGCAGACCGGCAACATCGATGTTTGGCAGAACATCCTCAAGCGAGTTGCCGACAGCGAGAAGGAGCAGCGCGAGGCTCAGCGCCGCGCCCGCGAGGCCGCCATCAAGAAAGCCAAAAAGACGGCGCAAATGATCGAGATGATCGTCGGCATTATCTTGGTTGGGCTATTGGTGCCGCCGCTCCTGTTTGCGCTGATCTATGGGGTGCTCTACGCCATAGAGCAGGGGTGGTTCAAATGAAGCGCGTCGGCTGCGTTTTGCTCGCTGCACTGTCTTTGGCTGGGTGCCAGGACAGGTATCGATACCCGTGCCAGAACCCGGACAACTTCTACAAGGCCGAGTGCCAGAAGCCCCGGTGCCAATTCACTCAGATGTGCCCTGAATACCTAGTGGCTCCCATCCTGGAGAAGCAAATTGTCCAACCAGCAGCCTCAGAAGCCTCCTCTGTCCGTTGAGCAAATCGAAGTCCGCATCTGGGGCTTTGTTGTCATCATCGTCACGCTGATCCTGGCGTTTATCGTGGTGGCGCTCTTGTACTCCGTGACCTTCGTCACGCAGCCGATCAAGTCGATGGCGCCCATCGACCAGGCCTACACCAAGATGCTGAACGACATCGTTCTGCTGGTGGTGGGCGGTATTGGCGGCGTCATGAGCCGCAAAGGCGTCGGCGCCCTGGCTGAGACGATTGCCGGGCCCCAGCCGCCTACGCCCTGTCCGCCGGTCCCGCAGCCCGCGCCCGCGGTGGTTGCCGCGAACGGCATGCCCAACTTCAACTGGATGGGCTACAAGAACCCGGATCTCGACGAGAGCTGGACCCCTGGCCCGCCGCCCACAACCGCGCCGGATCACCAGGAGCCCGACAGCGAACGTGAAGCCCTGGCCCTGGCCCGCAGAGAGGCCGCCTGATGTTCGGCATCCCTTTGCCCTACGCAGCCCTTGGCGGGCTGCTGCTGGCCCTTGCAGCCTACTTTGCGGGGCATCATTACGGCTGGGCTGAGCGCGATGCTGAGATGCAGATCGAGATCGCCCGCAAAAACGACGAGGCTCGGGCCAAAGAGCAAAAGCTCGTCGAGGAAATCGGCGACGTCAACAAAACCCTTTCGGAGGCAAACAATGCCCTTGAACAAGAATCTTCTGCTTTGCAGCGTGCTATCCGTGCTGGCCGGGTGCGCATCCCCACCCCCAGTTGTGTACAAGCCGCCCCAGGTGCCCCCGCTCCCAGCGGAAGTCGGGACGAAGCGCCCAGCGGACCAGCTCGACCGGTTGACCCGCCTTCTGACGCCGAGCGGGACACCCTCGCAGCCATCGCCGCCATCGTCGCCGAAGGCCAACGCAATACCCAGCAGCTCAATGCTTGCATCGACGCCTACAACACTGTCCGGGAGCAAATAAATGCCGGTAACCGCTGAACAACTTCGGCAGCTGCACATCGACCCCAAGTGGGTCGACCCATTCAATCAGACGTTTGAGCGCTTCGGCATCAGCACGCCCAAGCAGCAGGCCGCCTGGATTGGTCAGTGTGGGCACGAATGCGGCAACTTTCGCATCCTCGAAGAGAACCTGAATTACCGCGCAGCCACGCTGATGAAACTCTGGCCCAAGCGCTTCCCCACGGCGGAGGTGGCCAACCAGTACGCCGGCAACCCCAAAAAGATCGCCAACATGGTCTACGCCAACCGCATGGGCAACCGGGACGAGGCGTCCGGCGACGGCTACCGCTTCCGCGGCCGCGGCTGCATCCAGACCACCGGCTCGGCCAACTACTTCCACGCGGGCAAAGCCCTGGGGGTGGACTTCATCATGCAGCCCGAGCTGGTGGCCACGCCCCAGTACGCAGCCCTGACGGCCGGGTACTTTTGGTCCACCCACGGGCTCAACGCCCTGGCTGAGGCCGGCGACCACAAAGCCATCACCCGCCGGATCAACGGCGGCCTGATCGGGTACGAGGACCGCCTGGCCCACACCAACCAGGCCCTGGCCGTTTTGGCTTAAATCCGGGCCTTGTGGGGCCCGGATTCTTGACGTAAAATCTCTGCGGGGCCAGTGCGCCCGCAATAAGCCGCCTTGTGCGGCTTTCCTATTTGTGGAGCAATAATGGCGACATCAGCAAATCCTTTTAACGTTCAGAGCGGAATCTCTGGCGGGTCCATGACCAACGCCACAGACACGTCCGCCGCCCAGTACACCGCGCAAGAGCGTGCGGTGCAAGCCGGTACTGAGACCGCCGCTGGCCAGCTTAGCTCCATCCTGGCCAAAGACAGCCCGCTGATGCAGCGTGCCCGCACGCAGGCCATGCAAGACATGGGCAAGCGCGGGTTGATCAACAGCTCGATGGCAGCTGGCGCCGGTGTCGCCGCCATGATCGACCGCGCAACGCCTATTGCGCAGCAAGACGCTGAGACCTACTCCAACCGCGCCTTGGCCAACATGAACGCCGTCAACACGGCGGGCTTAACCAACGTGGGCGAGCAAAACAAATTCGGCCTGCAGCTGGGCGAGCAAAAGTTCACGGCAGCTGAGAACCTGGCAGGCCGGGCGTTCCAGACAAGCGAGCGCGTGGCTGGTCAGAACTTCACCGCTGGACAGAACCTGGCAACCCAGAACTTCCAGGCTGCACAGGCGCAGCTTGATCGTGCCCAGCAGACCGCTTTGGCCGACAAGTCGATCGAAGCCCAGCAAGCCCTGCTGGCGGCGCAACAGAATTTCCAAGGCGCCCAAAACGCTTTGGACCGCGAGAACCAGAAGGCTTTGCAGGAAAGCCAGCAGCTGTTCACGGCCACCCAGAACCAGCTCGATCGCGTGCAGCAAGTCAACTTGCAGGCCGCAGCTCAAACCTTCCAGGCGTCTGAGGCCGAGAAAGGTCGGGCGACCGAGATCATGCTGGCCGACAAGTCGATCGACGCCAATAAAGCGCTTGAAATTGCTCGTCAATCTTTCCAGGCCCAACAAGCCGGTCTTGACCGCGATCAAGCTGTAACTCTGGCAAAAGAGAATCAGGCTTTCCAGGCCAGCCAGAATGAGCTTAGCCGCGCTCAAGAGATCATGCTGGCCGACAAAACGATCACGGCCAATCAAGCGCTTGAAAAATCTCGCCAAGAGTTTCAAGCCAGCCAGACCGATGCCCAGCAATCTTTCAGCGCTGCTCAGTCCGCCCTGGACCGCGCACAGCAAATCGCGCTTACCGACAAGAGCATTGCAGCTCAACAGGCATTGGAAACTGCTCGGCAAAACTTCAGCGCTGCGCAAGCGGAGCTGGACCGCACACAACAAACAAACCTTGCC